AGAAGATGGAGACTGAGGTATATGACCAGCTTCTTGAGGGTCGTTGGGACACTGCCTTAACTGATTTTATTGAGGACTTCTCAGTATTCCCTACCGCCTTTATGAAAGGCCCAATTATTACTAAGAATAGTAAGTTGACCTGGGTTAATGGAAGTGCCCAGACCTCCTCAGAATTCTCCTTTCTTAATAAGAGAGTATCTCCCTTTGATATCTACCCCTCTCCCAGTGCAAGTCGTATTGAGGAGGGTAACCTAGTTGAGCATGTACGGTATACACGTAAGGAAATCAATGATCTTAAAGGTGTAGAGGGTTATGATAGTGAGAAGATTGAGGCTGTACTGGCTCTTGATCAATCCTTTGATACCTTGTTTACAGGCATTGAGTCTGAGAAAGCACAGTTGGAGATGAAGGGAACCCAGCTAGACGCAAATAAGGGTATGGTGCATGGTCTTCACTACTTTGGGTCAGCCTCTGCGAAGTTACTAAAGGAGTGGGGCCTAACAGATTTAGAATATGATGATACGGTAGAACTTGATATTGAGGCAGTGCTTATTGGTAATGAGGTAATCAAGGCCTCTATTAATGATGACCCGCTCTCTCGTAGACCATACTATGCAGCATCCTTTCAGAATCGCCCAGGGTCTATCTGGGGTCGCTCTCTCCCTAACTTGATGAGAGATATTGCTAGAATGTGTAATGCAACAGCACGCGCTCTGGCTAATAATATGGGAATGGCCTCTGGACCACAGGTTGAGGTTTACGTAGATCGGTTAGCTGATAAGGGTGCTATTGAGGGGATGCGTCCCTGGCATATCTGGCAGCTTACCTCTGATCCTACCGGTGCTGGTGGTCGTGCTATTAACTTCTTCCAACCCTCCAGTAATGCGGCAGAACTCCTAGCTGTTTATAAGGAGTTTGAACAGCGCGCAGATGACGCTACCGGAGTTCCTAGGTATGCATATGGCAATGAGAAGGTTGGTGGTGCAGCGGCCACCGTAGGTGGTCTCAGCATGCTTATAGATAGTTCAACTAAGAGTATTAAGGATGCTATCAGACACATTGATACCGGACTAATCAAGCCACGTGTAGAATTTCAGTTCTACTACAATATCCGTAGTAAGGAGTCGAGTACCTTTACTGGTGATATTTGCGTCATTCCACGTGGAACCATGGCTATCACCATTCGTGGTGCAGAGCAGCTAAGAAGGAATGAGTTCCTACAGCTTACCTCCAACCCCATTGATATGCAAATCCTTGGATTGGAAGGACGCTCTACAATACTCCGTGAGGTTGCCAAGGATATTGGCTTCATTAATAACCCCATCCCATCTAGACTGGAGTTGAAGGACCGCGAGGAGAAGGCAGCAGCGGATGCAGCTAGTAAGCCCACTAAGGAGTCTGCATCCATTGAGGCAACTAAGGTTCAGGTAGACGGACAGAAGGAGATGGCTGCTGGAGCACAGGCTGTTCAAAGAGAGGCACTAGCTATTAAGAGGGAGAAGCAGGATGCAGATGTATCCCTTAAGGTACAGGACATCGAACTCAAGAAGGAGTCTATAGCTGCTAAGGCAGCCGCACTGCTTGAGGCTACTAAGATGACTGGAACACAGAGGGATATCGCCAATAAGAGAAATGCTGCGGTAGCACTAAAGGGGCAAGAGATAAAAACCAATGTTACTAAATAGACTAACGCAAGATGAGATAGATAGAATTAGAGGGGGCAATATGGAGATACTCCGTAAAGCCCTAGAGGAAGAAGAGAAACTTCTGGTAGATCGTCTACTAGAAGAGAAGAAGGATGTACAATTCATTCAAGGTGCCACTAAGTTTTGTAGGGCACTAAGGCTAGTAATCAAATAGGCCCCTGTATAAGCTACTACTTAGACCCAATAATGGTACCCTAAGTAACCTTGTACACCCAGGTCAACAAAGGAGCAGTAAATGGGTAACAGTCAGTTGGAAAAGTTGGAAAAAGAGACCGATGAACTTGAAGCAGCAATCTTTGATACTACGGGCAAGCCCACTATTGAGGAGAAGAGTGACGAAGAGGAAAGAAGGGAAGTAGGGGGTAGTGAGGAAGGAGATAATGACCCTTCTGCTGAGGCAGAACCCAGTCAGGAATCAACTGACTCTAAAGAGAAGCGGAAGTATACTGATTGGAAAACTCGGTATGTATCCCTTCGTTCCCATCACGATGCACTGGCCTTTGACTTGCGTAAGGAAGTATCGGAGTTGAAAACTTCCCTTGTTTCAGCAAGTAAGCGTATCTCAGAGTTGCAGGATTCTGCACACAGCAATGCAAAAGATGTTGATATTTACTCTCAGGAAGAGAGAGATATCCTCGGTGATGAAGCTATTGCTGCTATGAAGAAAGCAACTAATCATGCTATTGCTCCCTTGCAAGAGGAACTGCGAAAGGAGAAAGAGTTGCGCATGAAGCAACTTGAGCGTGAAGCAGATAATGATAGGCTGACCTCGCAGAGGAACTTTCTATCTAGACTTGGTAGACTTGTACCCGATTTTGCTACTATTGATACCAATCCCAAGTTTATTGAGTGGATGCAGGGTATTGAGGACTACTCTGGAGCAGCCCGTAAGGACTTGTTCAAGAGAGCAGAAGCAAACGGGGATGTTGCTAGAGTTGCAGAGTTCTTTGTAACCTTCAAGAACATGACGAAGGGTAACTCCCTTGAGAGCAAGATTACACCAACTGGCACTAACACTGGCACTGGTACTCAGTCAGTGCAGCAGGTAGATGATTTCGTAGTAGATATGCGATTCATTGATAAGTTTTATGATGACGTAACACATGGCAAATATAAGGGCCGTGCAGCTTTGGCAAAGGAGATTGAGTTCAAGATTGACCAAGCTATCCTACAAGGAAAGGTCCGAAAATAAATGAAAAGAAAAACAAAAAGTAAGGAGATTTAAACATGGCTCGCGTAGCAATTACTAGTGGATATTATGGTGATACGACTGTCGATCATTACGGTTCTGACTCGGCTTCTAAGTATATCCCGAAACTGTACAGCAAGAAGGTTCTCAAGAACTTCTATGCTAACTCGTTTTACAACGATATTTGCAACACCGATTACGAAGGTGAGATTAAGAATGCCGGTGATCAGGTTATTATCCGTCGGACCCCCACCCTCACCGTAAATCCGTACACCATTGGCCTCCCGATCACGTATGAGGTACCGAAGGCTGATAATACCTTCCTTACTATTGATAAGGCCAACTACGTTGCATTCCGCGTAGATGACATTGATAAGGCGCAGTCTGACATTGGTCTCATCAATATGTTTGCTGATGATGCATCTGAGAGACTGCGTATTGCCACTGATAAGGATATCCTTGGTTACATGTCTACTGGTGCAGCCGCAGCTAATGTTGGCGCAACTGCTGGTGCTCTCTCTGCAAACATTGACCTGGGTGTAGTTGGTACCAGTGGTATTGCCATCACGGCTACCAATGCTGTTGATTACATCGTGTACATGAATCAGGTACTGGATGAGGCTGACCAGAGTTCCGAGGGTCGTTTCTTGGTCCTCCCGGCTTGGTACTGCGCGCTGTTGAAGCTTGGTGATCTTCGTCGGGCAGATGTATCTGGTGACGGCACTGGTGTTATTCGGTCTGGCCTCATCGGTCAGGTTGACCGTACTATGATTTACCAGTCCAATAACCTGACCCATGCAACCCTCAGCGGCAACGAGTGCTTCTATGCTGTAGCGGGTACTAAGGAGGCTACTTCCTTTGCAATGCAGGTAAGTAAGACTGATACCCTCCAGATTCCTGATTCCTTTGGTGAGTACTGGCGTACACTGTTTGTGTATGGCCGTAAGGTAGTACAGCCTACTGGCCTTACCGTGGGTTCGTTCTATAAGGGTTAATTAAGATAGGGGGAGTAGGTATGGGAAACTGTTATCTACTCCCCCTTTTTATGAGGGATACATGAAAGCCAAACGTATTGATACTGGTGTTGTATACGAGTTGAATGAGGCATACTATAAGTTGTATGCAAGTGATTTTGAGCTTATTAAGGGAGAGAAGGAAGAAGAGAAAGAGACTCCAAAGGTAACGGTAGAAGTAGAAGTCCCTCCTGTTGTGGAGGAGAAGATTCCTGTTGAACCTAAGAAGATGAGGCGACCTAAGAAATGAATTTCCTAGAGATATGTAAAAAGGTAAACCAAGTTGGTGAGTTCCAGGGGGATATTAGTTCAGTAATGGCCACTGGATATCAAGCGGAACTCGTAGAGGCGGTTAGACAATCCTTTATAGATATCCAACTGGAAAGAACAAATTGGAATTTTTTAAGAAGGGATGTTACCTTCTCTATAACCCCTGCCACTACTACATATCTGCCAACGACTCTCCTAAGTGGTGATTTCCTATCTACCTGGAATGAGAAGCTAATACTGTATAACTTTCTGCCAGTTCGGGTTATAGACTATGATGCATCTGTTCTTATGGACCCAAGCAAGGATACACCAAGCACCCCCAACATGGTTGCAATCAGGCCGTATGATAGTGCCTTGATATTTAATAAGGTAAATGGTACATACCCTATCTCAGCACACTATTACCTTAAACCACAGATACTGGTTAATAATACCGATACCCCTATTATGCCGAGTGAGCATCACTACCTGATTGTTCACCTTGCACTTATGAATTTAGTCTCTATTATCTCCTCTGAGATTTATCAGAAAGCAGTTATTAACTACAATAAGTCTATGGGTTACTTACTACGTAAGGAACTACCACAACTTGTTTTAAGGAAGAGGGCAATAGCATAATGAGAGCACCCACAGTAAGTATGCCAAGATTGCAGCAAGAAGTAGTATACCTTACTGGTGGTTTAAATGAAGAGGTTTCTTCCTTGCAGTTGAAGAGTGGGGAGCTTATATCTTGTGTAAACTACCAGGAAATCTCAGGACAATATAGCGGATACACATCCATCGGTGGTTTTGAGCGTGTTAATGGGATGGGTAAAGCATCAGATGTACCTATAGTAACTACCATTGATTATGGCATTGATGGGGATGTTGTCCTACTTGGTGAGGGGGAGTCCAATATTGTTGACTTATCCCTACACTCCTATGATACTATCAATAATGGGGTTATTCTAACCACAACCCGGTATAAGAATGGCCTCTCCTCATTCCTATTCCCTAAGTTATCTACGTTAACCATACTACATGCCCCAGCACTCTCACTGGTTGGTGACTTTTGTTGGGAGGGATATATTTTCATACCAGCTGGAAGTGCTAATGGCATCCTATTTGAGAAGGCTGGAGAATATAAGGTAGTTTTTAATACGACAACAATTGACTTTCATTGTAGTACGGATGGAGTGACATATAATACTGTAATCCCCTCTTCTAGCATACAAACAAATAGGTGGTTTCACTATGCGGTTCAAAACATCTCAGAAGATATATATGTATCTATTGATGGTAGTCTTGGACTGCCTACTACTCTTGCAACTCCTATCCTCCCGAGTACAGGAGACCTTGTTTTTGGTTCTACAACTCTTGCATTCAACATGGACCAAGTTAGACTGTCTTCTAAAGTTAGGTATCCAATTGACTTTGTTCCCCCTGCTAGCCTCTTCTCGCTGAGTAATGGGTACTTCTATGAGCTAGTAGATGATAGGGATAGGGAGACTCAAAGGGCCCTCATTGAAGCACTACCAGGGTCAGGTCGTGTAGCTGGTATTGCTTACTATAAGGATACCCTATATGGGTGGAGGGAGGATAGCGCAACTGCAGCTACCCGTACAGTCATGTATAAAGGGACAAGCACAGGATGGGTGGAGGTAGTTCAACCAATCGGGTATGATTTTGCAGTAGGGTCATCTATATTCACAGTACAGTACCGATTTGAATCCTTTAGTACTAATGATATAGTAATGGTAATAGTGGATGGTGCATCTATTCCTAGGATATTTGATGGGACTACAACCACTATACTTACCAGCGCAGAGTTACCAGATAACCAAGTAACACCCAAGTATGCATCCCTGTGTGGGGCGTATGATAATAGACTATTCTTAGGATACTCTGAAGGTTCTGTTATATTCTCAGATGTTGGTGACCCAACTAACTACTCTTCAATTACAGCGTCTGCTGGTGAGCTATTCTTAGGTTCACCTATAACTAATATCACAGAGGCACCGGGCAATGTCTTGGTTGTAGCATGTGAGTCTTTTATAAAGATCATTAAAAGTGTGCTTTATGAGGATACACTGTGGGCATTCCAGGTTGAGACATTTAGCAGAAGTCGTGGCTCGAAACAGAATACAGCAAGGAGCATCTTAGGTACTGTTTACTTTGCAGACCATGATGGTATTGTATCCCTCGAATCCGCTAGCACTTATGGATCAATGGAGAGTGCTGTTATAACAAGTAAGGTACAGACCACCTACTTGGCTAATAGAGACGCGATAGTTGGTTGCCTAGTAAATGAGAAGTTGAGTCAGTATCTAATATACTTTAATACTGGGGATGTTTTAATTCTCACATTTGACCTAGAGAAAAAGGTTAAGGGAGCAACAAAGCTTTCCTATGGTAAAAACATCTCCTACATCACTGAGGGGCCATCAACCACACGGGACACCCTGCGATTCTTTGTATCTCCAACTGGGTTTGTCTATGAGTTTGATAGTGGTACCTCCTTTGATGGAGATGCCATTAATTCACAACTAACCACCTCATACTATCACTACAAGACACCACGTATCTGGAAGTACTTTAAACGTATAGTTTTCGAGGGAACTGGAGAACTTGGTACCAAGATAGGGATACGGCTGGTCTTTGATTATAATGAACCAAGTGTACCTACAATGCCATACTCTGAGACTACTACCTCTACCTCATCCAGTAGTAAGTATGGGGAGGTTCTCTGGGGTGCATTTATTTGGGGTGCCTCTGCTGCTAGTCGTATCGTGTACTACCTCACTGGGTATGGTACAAACATGGGTGTTCAGCTACGTACATCCAGTAAGTATAAGAAGCAACATACGCTACATAACTTCATTGTTGACTTTACTAGTGGACCTAAGCAAGTATGAACATAATCCAGAAGATTCGTAAGCTATTCACGTTTACAGACTCATCACTAGAGACGCAGCTAAATGAGATTATAAGGAGGACAAATAATGTACTCCAACTTCCACTTAGCTATGGGAACATTAGTATAGAGGCTGATGGTACCCTAGTTTTCAGTGGGGATGCAGTTGTATGGAACGATATTAACTTTCCAGCATCAAATTTAAAAATGGGTGTAATAGCGCCAGATTGGTCTATTATAATCGGCTCAATAGCGGGATACACATTCTCTGCTAGTAAGAATCAGGATTTACACGGGTGTACAGAGATACTTCATGATTATCAGGAAGGGACTGATATAATCCCACACATCCATTGGTCTCCTATGACTACTAGCTCAGGGACTGTACGGTGGGGGTTAGAGTATGCCTGGGTGAATACTGGGGATGTCAGAACAACATCAACCACTATATATGTAGATTCTGTTGCATTAGTTGCTGGTACACATCAAATAGTATCCTTCCCCACGATATCTGGTACAGGTATGAAGATTGGCTCTAACCTGTGTGTTAGGATATTCAGGGAAGGAACACATGCAAATGATACATACGCTGGTGATGCATTCGTACCAAACTTTGGGATACACTACCAGTGCGATACACTAGGCTCTAGGCAAACCTTTATAAAGTAATTGATAGGAGTATTTAATGGCTAACCCTTATTTTACAGCAGCACCATTAACAGTATATGATGGTGATATAGCTAAAGCATCTGATTTAAATAACCTTAGCGTTGCTGTGGAGACTGCCTTTGATCTTGGAGACCAGATTCTACAGACTATAGTCTCTGATACAGCGACAATCCTTGAGGATGCGAGTGCTGATGTAGTTCTTACGCATGCTGATGTGCTTCTCACTAACGCCGATGTAGTTCTTACGCATGCCGATGTAGTTCTTACGCATGCTGATGTAGTATTGACTAACGCGGATGCAGCAGCATCTGAGATCTCACGATTGGCGTCAGGTGTCTCGGCTGGAGAGTCCGAGGCTGCAAAGGTTATAAGTGTTGCTCAGGCAGATACTGCAACAGCGCAAGCCGTGATCGCCACCAACAAGGCGGCGGAGGCGGCGGCCAGTGCAGCGTCGATAACGCCAGTGGCCGAGCAGATCCATGCCGCCGCCGCCAAATCAACGCCGGACGATGCCGATGAGTTCGCAGTGGCTGATAGTGCGGCAACCTTTGGATTAAAAAAGCTCACCTGGGCCAACCTCAAGGCTACGCTGCTCGCCACCTGGAAGGATGCGACTGGTGGACTGGTGGGCATGACCCTCTTCAAGATCAACTTCAAGAACACAGCCAACACCTTCACCAGCTTCCTGACCAACACCAATACCGCCGTAAGGACATATACCTTCCCGGACAGGGATGGAATGATAAGCGTCGGAGACGTAACCAACGACATAGGCACCCCCGGACTCCAAGGCTTTGGCGTCGGCATCTGCCCCACCCCGCCGCCAGGGTTCGCCGAACTCTCCGGCACACGGGATAAAGCCAGCGACAACTACGGCAATTACCTGTACCAGGACGGATCGGTGATGGCATGGGTGCCCCTGTTTTATTACCGTATTGCCCACGCCAGCAACCCGACCTATGCCACTTATCTGCTCAACAGTATTGACATTAAACCTGAGTCCTACTTCGCGGATGTCGCCGCAGCCAACGCGGCCGGGTATGCGCTGCACCGTGCTTTCCGAGACGGCGGAGTGACAAAACGCGGGGTTTGGGTGGACAAATATGGCTGCTCGAATAACGCCGGGGTAGCCAGTTCCATCCGCTATGGCAAACCACTTTCCGCTGCCGCCGACCATAACCCGATCAGCGCCCTTAATGGAGCTCCGGCTCTCACCCATGCGGGGGTGATTGATGCGGTAAAGACTCGCGGTGCAAGGTTTTTCCCCGCGCTTATGTTCCACCGTGGGGTTTTAGCACTCATTTCCAATGCCCATGGCCAGGCTGCCAGCGGCACAACCTACTGCGCCTGGTACGACGCCACTTATAATTTTCCCAAAGGGAATAATAACAATGCCCTCGGCGACACAAACGATGCCGGGGTGCTGTATCTCTCAGACGGCTATTCCAACTGCGGCAAGTGCGGTTCCGGCACGCCATTTGCCAAAACCACCCACAACGGCCAAGCATGCGGTATCGCAGACCTCAATGGGAATATGTGGGAGATCACCCTTGGCCTCACTCGCCCCGGAACAACCGCCACCGAGGCGATCAACGATGCCCTTGGCACTGCCAAATTTCATATCCTGAAGGAATCAGTCGCAGCGGCCAGCCTCACCTCCGGCTGGAATAGCGGTAATGATCATTGGGGCACGGACGCATTTCTTGACACCAATTTTCAGGAAATCAACCTACCCCATGTCGGCGCGGCAGATGGCTGGCAATATTTTGGCAACGGAACAAATCAAGTTTTTTCCGCCGATCTTTCCGGTAACAACTGGCTGATGACAGGGTTGGGTATTTACAAGGATGCCAATGGGGCCTCTGCCTCTGGAACGAACCTGTTTGGGCAGGATGGCCTGCGCGAACACCATATGTCCAACCTCTGTGTGCTGTCGGGTGGCTATTGGGCCGATGGTGGGCAAGCGGGCCTCTGTTGCGCGTCTTTGCTCTACTACCGTTCCTACTCGGTCTACAGTGTGGGCTTTCGGGCCGCCTGTTATTGTGATTAAGCGACCGATAGGGAGTGGTATGTGCGGTATGTGGACGACATGCTGCTTGTCGGCCTCACCCGGCAGCAGTGCCTTGACCACCGGGCAACAATCATCACATTCCTGGCCGACAACCTCAATCTGGAGCTGTCGAAATCCACAATCCAAAAGGTAAAGCGCGGGGTGAATTTTGTCGGCTACCGCACCTGGAGGAGCTGCAAGTTTATCCGTAAACACAGCCTGTATAAATTCCGCAAGGCGGTAAAGGCCGGAGATACCCCGGCAGTAATTTCATTGCTGGGCCATGCCCGACATACCAACTCACTACAACGCCTGCTCACCACGGCAAAGGAGATCGACCATGCCCTCTATTGTAAGTTACCGGAAAGTCATCGACGCATTCACCACCCACAAGCTCAACGAGCCGCGTGATTTGCAAGGAAACTCGTTGTCCACCGAGTTGTGCGAGATTGACGGTGAAACCTATGTGTCCGTGCCGGATGGGGTGGCATTGCCGCCACAACCTGCGGAGATTACGGTTGTGCCGGTGGTGCTTACCGATGCGCTGCGGGAACAGATCAAGGCAGCGTCGCCGCATGTACGGTTGATAAATCAGCGAGTGGTGGAGCGGATTAGGGAGAATTACAGTCTGGATGACGAGGTGAAACTGTTAACGCGCCCTATGTCCATATATGGGAAAGAATACAGTGCGCATGTTGGCATCTGTCGGGCATGGGGCGCGGGCGAAAAGGAACGTCTTGGCTTGGGTCTTACAACGGATCAGGTGGTGGATAAGATTAAATCCATTCGGTCACTTGCCTTGGATGGCTTTGTGAAAGGTCCAGGTGTCAGCAGGGTTTACGATGTCAACTATGAGGCGGCGCTATTGGGGGCGAATGATACTACCACGATCCTTTGCACAGGGAAAACACCAGCTCAACATCTTTCTACGAAAGGGGGCCTGTTGAGAAGCGACCTGTCTCCATCGGGGATGAGCGGAGGGGAGTTCGCAGAATACATCATAAAGGAAAATCGAGGACCGGCTCCATATACTGCCGGAGCAGCCAAGGCCGACGAGATTGAAGATGAATATTTGCGACTTTGTGGTGGGTCAATTGTGCCTACAGAATCAGATGCCATAGCGTATCAAGCGTTTTGTGATTCCAGAACGTCATAAGGAGAACCGTTCTTATGGAGCTAGTTTTAAGGTTTTCTGCACAGGCACAACCAGCATCGTGGTTTATACGGTTTTTTAGGTGGATACCCTTTTCGCATGTTGAGGCGGTCCTGCCGGGGAATAGAGTGCTGGGTGCTCGGCTGATCGGCGGGGTGAAGGTTAGGCCCACCGGAACCTATTCACGGTCAATGGATGTTGTGGTGACGGTGCCGGAGGCGTTATGGGCCGAGGCTATTTCCATGCAGGGCTGGCGGTACGACATGCTCGGCCTGTTTGCCTTCCTTTTTCATATCAAGATGCAAAAGAGCAAATGGGTAACGTGTGTCGAAATGTGGACGGAGTTGCTTAAAAAATACGGGGTGATCGAGGTTCCGGATACCCGCACCATTGATCCGTTTATGCTCTATCTGATCCTCATCAATCTGGGAAAAAAGAAATGATAATCACGGCCAGTGCCTTCAAGGGGAAGTTGCCAAGGATTGAACCGAAGATGTGGAAGGGGTTGAAGATCGCTTGAGGATGTGCAAAAACCGCACAGGCTAAACCCGGAGGTGAGGATGGGAAATTAACGTGGTGGGCGCCAGAGGAAGTTGTGGCCTTGGAAAAACTCTTGGACGCCGGGCATGACGTGGAAACAATCGCAACGGTTCTTCTTTCTCGAAAACCGCAGGCAATCCGTGACAAGGTGCGACAGCTTGGCCGAGAGCTGCCAAGAAACACCCCGCAGATCGACCTGGAAAAACTCAATATAGGCTGGAGTAGAAGGGTAACTGCATAGCAATTTTAATAAATCCGGGGCATACTGATAATAGTATCTGAGGGGATAACTACTAGGAGCTTATGTGAAAGATAATGAGGGGATGATGGATATGGTTGATAGGTTTACTAAACTGGAGCTTAAGGTTGACAAACTAGGAGATATCTTTCAACAGATTGCCACATCGCAGGGGCTAATGCAGCAAGAGTTAAAGTTAATGAATATGACCTTGCTAAAGGTGGATAACATTAACCTATCATTGGCATCTTGTTCAACAACTTGTAAGTTGCGTCAGGATTTTCTGGATAAAACCATAGAGTCAGTACACAAAGAGTGCCTTGATAAGTCGTTTGAGTGTGATAGGAGGTTTGTTGCTCGGGATAAGATAATGATTACGCTTGCAACAAGCACTGCACTCTTAATCGTCGCAACTATACTACAACATATCGCTAAATAGGAGAAACTAATATGGCTGGTCTTATTACTATAAACAATGGCAATCCCGGTGGAAAGGTAAAGAAAATTGAATGCACATGGGTAGGGGATGCTGCTGATGGAACGGTGCCTCCTAAGGCTGTAAGGGCCTTCTCCGGTGCAGTGCTAAGAGTAGTAACCGACCCTGGTACTCCAGCACCAACCACCCTGTATGATATCACGCTTACCGATAGTAATGGCATTGATGTGTTGGGTGGGGCTGGTGCAGATAGATCAGCTACGGTAACTGAACAGTGCTTCCCTACAGTAGCAACGGTACCATGGGAGTGTCCTGTAGCTGGGGCACTTACACTGACTATTACAGGAAACTCGGTTGTCTCTGCCCAGGGTTCAGTGGTAATCTACATTAGAGAGGAGTGAAGATGGTAATTGATGCGGTAGTAAGCTTAGTATCATTAGTGGCCCCGCCTATCTACGACTTCATTAAGAAGAAGTTTCTAAAACCAGAAGAGGACACAGTTGAGGCCACTTTATCAGCATTGGCAGATACTAAGCCAGAGATTATGGTTCCTTATATTTCTGCTATAACTGAGAAACTTAAGGTTGATATCCAATGGTTTAATAGGGATGTGATAGGTACCCCACATCTATGGGTTATTGATCTACGAGCAGCTATACGCCCGGTAACAGTAGTAGCCTCGATACTTCTCTTAGGCGCAGCTGTGTTCGATTTTACAGCAGTTGACCCAGGTACTCGGGTGTTCTTAGAAGCGAATATCAGTAACTGGTTTGGATCAAGAGTAGTTAGCAAAGACTAAAGAAAACACTTGACACCAGAATACTCAATATGTTATAATACAGTTAGTAGGTTTCTGTTGTGTTAAACCAACATACCTATCATAACTAATAAACCTTTGTAGTACAAGGAGTGAATAATGACAATAGGAACTGCTGATGATCCCCTAGTACCAGCAGAGGAAAGAACCTCATCCCTGTTAAATACAGCTAGTAGCAATATGGATACCACTGTTGGGGATACTACTGGACTGCTTAATAGTTCCACTGGTTTTACTCCTACTACCTACTCTGGGCCAACTACTGAACAGTTGAATACTGGTGTTAAAAGTGGCTCTGACTATGTAACCCCAGAATCACTTGTATCTAATCAAATGGCCTCTCTGCTGTCCTCTAACTCCCCCCTTATGAAGCAAGCCGAAACTAAGGCTAATTTACAGGCTAATAAGAT